AGGGGGAATATGTAATTTAAATGAAAATATAAATTCTATTTTATTCCAATTCTCTAAACGGATCTGAAATAATGAAAAGAGATTTAATCCCGCCCTGAAAGGATAATGGAGCTACATGCTCCACACCTCCCTCGTCTTTATACTTTATAACGGGTTCTACTGCGTTAGCAAATATTTTTCTAAAATGAACCAATAATGAAATTGTTGTAACATCCCATTTATATGAATCTTCAACATATTTATTATAAATATCATCATTAAGCCCTCTCCAATTTTTAATTACAAATGGTGCAAAAGAAAGAAAATCTTGATCAAATGATTCTTGATTTGCTTGTTTTCTAATAACATAATTTTTAAGCCATTGTGTTACACCTATACATGGAATATCAAGTTTTAATACTTTTTTGGATTTAAGACGAAGAATAAAACATCTTTCATCTTCATCATAATATTTCATTATTTTAGGATCAAGGGATAAATAACTAACCATGTCCTTTTTTACATCTATTACTTTATCTTCGGATAATTTAAATTGAAGTTTATTTTCTCCTTCGGGAAATGTTAATTCATGAATAGCTAATAAAAGATAAAATCTATCAGCTTCTTTTATATCTTTCCACGATAAGTATGTTCCTTTTTCTACATCACTTTCAATTTTAATTGTGACACATCGCTCAATTATATAATTAACCATATCATCCATATCATAAAGATAATTGGGATTAATATTTGGATCATCTTCTAGCGTTGACCAGTGTCTTATTTCTGCGCCTGTTGCGGAACGAATAGCAATCTTAGTACCTTTAGGATAAAATAATCCTCTTGTAGGAAGATCTTCTACACGTAAAGGTATCCAGCCTATTTGATTACCCAATGGAAGATCTTTTTCCCAAGGTAATCTTACACCGGGAATTTCAGTAATTTTTGGACCTATTTGATCATTTATTTTTTCATCAGTAGAAGATCCTTCTTCTTTTTCAACAAAATTTTTAAGAATCTCTTCTTGTTTTTCTTTTTCATCAATCATACATCAAATTATTTTACATTATTATATTTTATATATTAATATATACATAAAAAATACACAAGTTTTAAAAATTTTTATTAAAAAAATAAAAGAAAGAGGGCTTCTCTTTCTTTTATTCTTTTTCGCGTTCATATTCATTATATATAAGATTTAACTTGAATAAAAAATCATCAATATATTCTTTATAGGGATTTTTTCGGTTAAAACCTATAGGCTTTCTTGTTAAATATGGATTATCTTTTAATATTGATTTAAATATTTCAAATGCTTCTTGAGTAGAATGTTCTATCGCAAATTTTAATAATTCTTGTAGCGTTTCAGCAAATTGATGAACATTCATATAAACACTAGATGATTGATTAGATGGCCGATCAGATTTTACATTGGAAGATTCTGGTGGCCTATTTTCCGTCTTTTCTTTATAAATATAAGAAAACTTTGAATATGGATAGGTAATAGAACCGTTTTCCCAATAATCACTTTCTTTTAATTGTTGTATTATATTATATTCTTGTAAACTTTCTGCAAGTATTTTTCTCATAAAAATTAATTTTTATTTATATATTTAAAATAATTTTTTGTAAAAATTACAAAAATATATTTATATTTTTAAGGCACCCATCTCCATTTTACATTACCTACACCCCATATTCTTAAATATCCTCTTTCATTCATTATTTCAGCTTCAGTTTTATTGCTATCATATCCTTCTTTAACAAGTATATGTTTCATAAAACCGCTTCTATGATATCTTTTATCTAAATCAGACCACCAATAATTTGGTTTACAGTAATTTACTTTTTTAAATTTTAAAATTTTATATAAATCACCTTCTCCAATATCTAAATTTGAATATGATATTATTTCAGACGGATTAAAATTTTTTATAAAATAATTAAATAATTTTGTTGCGCCTCCTCTAACTACTGTGTTTATTTTAGAACAAAATCTTAAAAGTTCATATTCCGTATCATTAGATTTTGAATTTAAAATCATTCGCTTTTTTCCAAAGGCCATTAAACAAATTAATTCATCTTTATAAAATAATCCTATATTAATAGAAGAATTACAATTTCCTTGTATATGATTATTATCCAAAAAATATTTTTTATCCGAGTTTTTAACATTTTTAATAATACATTTTCGTGCATCAATTTTTTTATTAATTTTATTTATAGCATATAAAATAATAGATTTAACTATATCTTTCTTATATTTCCATTGATCTTCCCATATTGTTATAACATTTATATTTTTTTCTTTAAAAAATTTAAATTTTTTATAATGATGATATTTGTCAGGTATATTTTTTTCACTATGCCAATATAAACCATTAAATTCAATTCCTAATTTTAACTTAGGAATGTATATATCAAGTTCTTTTCCCAATTTTCTATAATTTTTATAAATAATTCCATTATAATGTTCTTTTATAAAATCATATATCTCATTTTCTTTTTTACTTGAATAATTACAATTTGTATGATCTTTACAATAACGATTAAAACCATAGCCTGGTCTTTTTTGTAAAGATGCATACGATGTACACCCATTAAATTCACATATAGGAGGTTCAAATATTTTATTTTTTAAAAAATATATTTTTTCAGAAAACGATAATGGTATATCCAATTGTTTAAATTTAAAATTTTTTATTATTTTAAAAAATTGTGGCATGTATTTTTTAAAATATTTTTCGGTTTGTTGATTTGAGGATACAAAGTGAATTTTATTTAATGCTATTATACAATTTTCTATATCCTCTTCCGTAGGAACATATTTATCACTTAAATAATATTCATTACATAATGGACAATATATCTTATATTCTTCGGGTATTTTAACTCGTTTTAATCGATAATGATAATTTATTTGTTGTTTACCATGGATTTTACAATCAATTATATATTTTGTTGTAACAGGAAATAATTCTCCGGTTTTTAATCTATTGTCATTATTAAATACAACATGTATATTTCCACTACTATCTTTTGCGGTTATATACATTTTTGTTGACTTAACAACTTCACCATTTATATATCGTTTATCTGTTTTTGAAACATATACAATATTATAATCTTTATCAATACATTTAATTAAACCTCTCATAATATAGATCTGATTTAATTATATGTCAAAAATAATAATATAGTTTTGATTTAAAAAATAAAAAGCCCAAATTTTTGGGCTTTTATAATATAATTTATTTAAAATTATACTATTGTTTCATCCCACATATCTACAGCAATACCAAATCCTGTTATTTTATAAATTTCTTCACTTTGATATCCTAATGCAGGTTCTGGCAATGCAGTAGTTGGAAATACATTATAACATTTCCACTGCCAGAAAGGTCTTGCTGCTCTATCATACATAGTAATTAACATCCATGGCGCCACATAATCAGCCTTTAAACCCGTTCTACCTGTTAATGGATCATAAACCAAATCACACCATTTACGTAATGTTTTATATACATATGAACTTGGTGTTTTATTTAAGTTAACTTCAAAATCTATTGATAAATCCATAGTAGTTTCTGAAGGTTTTGCTCCAGCAAATCTTCTTGCTGCCCATTTATAGTATTGAGCAACAGGTGAACCCGGGAATTTATGAGATTTTAGTCCTCCAATATTTTGCACATTTTCTAATAATAAATTAGTATCCTCGGCTGTTGCACCCACACCGGCCGGTAATTGAATTTGTATTGTAAATAAATTCAAATACACCGGTTCATATAATTCCTGAGAAGCTCGAGAATTTCTAAAATGTGATAATCCAAATGATCCTTGACTTTTGAAATTTGTATCAGCCATATTATTTTTTTATTTTATTTTTAATATATAAATCCAGATGATGCTATACCAGAATTTTTATTTACAGAAATTCTGTTGACAATCTTAGTCATCGCGCCTGTAATCCATACACCTATATCAATTATTCCAAATCCATCTGCTATTAATTCACTATTATTATTACTTTCATCCATAATAATTTCATATTTTGTTATAGCACCAGCATCTTTAAGTGTTTCAAATATAGGTGATAATGAATTAATAATATTTAATCTTGTAACTGGATTATTAAAATCAAATACATATTCCTCTAAAACTTCTTCACATTGTATTTCAATCGTATTTAAAAGTTCTCTTACATGTAAATTATTAAAATCGCTTTTAACTGTTTGATATGCAGTAGTATTTGAATATATCATTATTTGTCCCGTTGCACTTCTTTGTATAATAGAATTATATCCAAATGGCTCTAGATAATCTCTATCAGTTTTATCTATCATATATTCTACTCCTGCAAGATCTGGATTTGATAATATACCATTTTTATTTGCAACTATAGCAAATGGATTGCCACCTAAGAATTTTCTTACATATGCATTTGCTACATCTGCAGCAGGTGGTACATTAATTAATTTACCACCAACATTATATTTAAGAAATGGACCAAATACTCCACAATATTTTGCTCCATTTTCTTCTGTTGGTAAACTAAATTTAAATGATCTTGGCATATCAGGATTTCCTCCTTCTGCGATATAACGTGTATTAAATACTGGAACAGGATCAACGCCCGAGATAAATGTTTCACAGAAATATGGATTTGTAGAAGTAGCAAACTGAGATATTGATGGAGCATTCAATATTGCAGTACATTTTCCTCTTGCCTTTGCAAGTTTTGATAGATATGCCTTTCCTCCCATTTCTGATTGAAGTCCATATGCCATTGTATCTACAATGTAACGATAATTTATCATTTCTTTATTTGTTAAACCTCTAAAGATACCATCATCTAATATTAATTGACCATAAATTTTTTTAACACCTTCTTCTACGTTTGGCGCGCCATTTTCATCAAATCCGGGAAGATGTCTATTAGAAAGTGATAAACCGTCTAATTGTATAAATTTATAAGCTGTACATATTGAGGGATCATCTATAGGTTTTTGAATAGTGATTTTATTACTTGTTACATCAACTTCTTCAGCAGTTTCAATAATATAAGCCGATCCATCATACCATTTTGCTGTAACATAGGTTATTCCTGGTATGTCGGATGTAGAAGATTTTTTAACAAGTGACCCTACAGTTATTTTTGATGCATTTTGTGATGAATCTATAGAAAAAGATTTTCCTGTTGTATCACCGGCAGGATAAGCAGTAACAGCTATTTTATCAAATACTGAACAATCATCTGAAGAAAGATTTACATCATAACTTAAAAATCTAAATTTAACAGTACTTGAATCAGCTGAATTTATTAAATTATGTCCTACCAAATCAACCGTATATGAAGCATTAGTTGTGCCTTCTCCTAAAACCCATTTTCTAGTTGATGAATCCCAATTTAATTGGTCTAATGCTTGTTGATTAATATTCATTAATATTCCCGTTAAAGGAGTTGATGCATTAACAATAGTTTCAATATATTGTTCAATGCCAGTTTGATCTTTAAAATCAGGAATAATACAACCCGTCCATGAACCTATTAAATTAACATTTGGTGAATTTATAAAGTTTTGAAGTTGTGATGGTAAAATACCATTTTCTGAAAAGAATTGTGAATAATAAGGATCCGTTGATAATTTACTGTAATCAGTCCAATCTCCTTCTATAGCAATAACTTGAACAAAAAAGTCTTTAATTAAATCATACGGTCTAATCCATTCATAAGGAATATTATTTTCTGATCCATACCAATCTTTTGCAAAAATACTATATTGTGATAATCCTTGTGCTTTTCTTATAATAAATGATATTTTTCTTGTACTAAGATTAACCAATTGAAATAAAGGTGCACTTAAAACAGATGATGCACTATATCCATTAGTTACAACACCTTGAAGACGATCCGGATCTGGTGTCCAAAATCTTGTTCTATCAAAGAAATTAACAAATAATGAATTTTTTGCATCAGTATAAAGTGATGCATCTTCTAATGTTGAACAATCTAATGATAATCCAATATATTCTACTTCATCTAATTTTTGTGTGGGATCTTCATTTACTTTTAATAGATTTATTGCAAACACAGGAGAAGATAATAAACATGTTTGTATTGATCTATGAAAGAATGAGCCCTTTTTCTCTAATTTTGTATCAATATCTCCAAAAAATCTTTTAAGATCTCTAGTTGATCTTAAAAACACCGGTGTATTAAATGGACCTACGGTAGAAAAACCCGGAACCAATCTTAAAGATTGTGTTGTAACAACTATTCTTTCTGATTGATCTATTTCAACTGTATATACACCTGCAGATTTAAATTGTGATAAATCTAATGCAATTCTTGCCATATTAATAATTTTATTTTTATTCTATTTATTTAATAATAATAAATGTTTTTTATATATATCTATAGATAAAAATATTAATTTACCTATTTTGAGAAGGAAAATAAATTTTTCTTATATTATTAAATGGCTTGGGAAAAATATTTATTGGAAGTATTTCTTTATTTTCTTCAATATCACCATATAATTCTTTAAATTCTTCATCCGAAATTTCTTTATTCTCTGTATATTTTTCTAATAATTCATTTATTAAAGTTTTTATTTTAGAATCTGGCATTTCATCTAAAAAATCATATAACCAATCTTCATATTCAGGTTCTTCATATAAATGAGATATATTAATAGTACTCATTGCAATATCATCATGTGAGCCTATTCCTCTCCATTTTCCATTTTTATCTTTTTGAAAAGATTTAAATTCTTTTATTGTTTCTGTTTCATTTAAAATAATTATTTTTTTATGTACAAGTTTTTTTGCTAATTTGCAATATATATCTTTATTACCACTAGTTACTTTAAATCCCGGTTTTTTTCGAGGGGGTTTTTCTCCTGGAATAGGTTTAGTATGATATGTATGTAATATTACGCTTTCATCATAATCTTTATGTTGTGAAAATTTTTCCAGAAAATATTTTCCATTAAAATTCATTTCAATTAAAACTTTACATAAATCTGCACCAAATTGATCAAAAACAAGAGATCTAACAATTTTTGCAGCATTTTCTTCATCTTTAATATTATCTCTATATAAACCAACTTGAACCAATCTAAACATATTTTTAATTCGAAGTTCATCACTTCTAAGTTTTTTTAGTTGAGAAATACTCTTGGGCTCAACTTTAAAAATATTACATATATTATAATCATTATCTTTTAATTCATTTTCATCTCGTCCTTCTCCGGTATCAATACTTAAAATAAATCTATGTTCTTTTGTATTAAATTCAATATTAGGATCAAAATCAGGATGCCACTTTAAATTATTAATATATAATGTAGTATCTAAATCAGTTTTTTCAAGTTCATTATAAACATATTTCTTTTCAATTTTTGACATAAATAATATATCATTGGTATCTAATAATTTTTGTGCAGTTGATTTTGTAAAATCAAGCGCAAATTCTTGAGCAAAATATTCTTCTCCAAAATTTTGTATTATTTGTTTTGCCCATTTTTCATCATGGCCCGGAACTTCCCACCAATCTACTCTTATAGGAACAAATGAATTAAGTTTCTTTTGGGCTTTATCCCATATATTAAAAAATATATTATCATCTCCATTTGGTGTAGATGAAATTATACATTGAGATATTTCTGAAGAAGCAAGAGTAGGATATACGGATCTCCAAAAATCTTCAGCAATATTTTTTTGAATATGAGCAAACTCGTCTATATAAAGAACATGAATAGTAAAACCTATTTGTGCAGTTTTTGTAGTTGCTTGTGAAGTTAAATAACACCCATTATCAAGTCGCATTCCACCAGCACCTATATTTATAACACCCGGTTTTAAAAAAAATGGTAATCCTCTAAAAACATCTGTAACTTTATTAACAATTTCAAATGCTGTTGCTTGTTTATTTGCTAGAATAGCAAGATTACGATCATTATGAAAACACATATACCAAGCAAGATATGCTGCTATAGTTGTAGTATTATGAGAAACTATATCATTAGAATAAAAAGTATGTTCAATATAATTAATTGTTACATCATACATTGATGCTTTAAATGGCATTTTCTTAATACTTACTATTTCATCTATTCCTCCTTTTACTTGAATATAATCGCCGATATTTAATTCTTTTATAAATACTTGTTTTCCGAAATTATTAAAAACTATATGATTATCGGCACACTCTAAATATAATCCTTTTTTAGTTTTTATTTTCCAAATAGTATATGGTTGTGTTTTATGAATTCTACTAATTGATTTAAATCCTTGAGGAGTTTCTATTTTCAAATTATTAATTTTTATAGTATCAATTATTTTTTTAGAAATATCATTTTCATCTAATAATTTATTTCTGTATTCCCATTTTTCAATTAATTCTATTAAATAGAGAATAAAATATTTTATTATTTTATTTTTTCTTTTTGAATATATTTTTAATAATTTAACTTTAATTTTTTCTAAAAGTGATAAAGATTTTTTTGACATATAATATAATAAAGATAAAGGCACGCTCTCTTTTTTATTATCCGGATACATTATTGTAACATTTGATAAAAATAAACATTTTCCACTTTGACGAGATTGCATCATTATTAAATTACGTACCTTTGGAATTAAATCTCGTATTTTTTCACTATATATTTCTTCTGTAAGTAAAGTTAAAATTCTTTTTTGATAATCTCTTAATTTAATTGTTTTTCTTCCTTCATCTGTTAAAAATCTACAATATTTTTCTACAAAATATATTATATCTTTCGAACATTTATGAAATTCTTCTATTTCTTCTTCAGTTAATTGATAAAGAATATTATTTGCTTTTAATTCTATGTCACCAAAATGAAAACAAGACATATCAGTAGGTAAACCCATTCTATATCTATCTAATGTTTTTTGAACTAACGCACTATTCCATATTGTTGTAGATAACATAAATAGAAATATTTTTAAAATTACAAATTATAATATACCTGAAGAATTACTATTTAAAGATGAATTATCGTCTATAATTGAAACATCTATAATTTTTTTATTTTCTTTTACTTTATTAATAAGTTCTTTAGTTCCTCTAGTAACAACTCCACCATTTCCTGTAGTTAAAATACCTTTTACTTCATCTGATGGCCCTAATACTTCCATCTTAATATCTTTTGCATCTTGTTTAAATGTCTTATATGTTTCTTTAAGAGCTTCTACAGTTTGTACAAGTTGTTTATTCAGGTCTCCTATTGTTTTTGACATCGTAGCAAATACTTCAAACATTCTTGCCTGAACCATTCCTAAATTTACTTGATCAATAAGAGCCTTTTGCATAATTTCATTGGTTCTAAGTTGATATATCATTCCAGCTAATGATAATGTATCAACTTTAAGTTTATCTTTAAGATATTTATTATCTTTTAAATCTTCTTCTGTAATAATAAATTTAATAGCATTTTTTAACATAGCCCTTGCTTCCCTTTGACATTTTTTTCTTAATTCTACAAAATCAACATTAGTAACTGGTTCTACTTGAATACCCGGAATATTATCATTTAAATTAGGAACATTATTATTAATTTCTTGTGGAGCGGATTCAAGCATTTTTTCAAGCTCTTTTCTTTCTTCTTTTAATTTCATATTTTTATTTTTTAATAATTATCTTATATTATTTATCTTTGGCGTGTAATATATGGTAATCTTAACTTCGGATCTGCATTATCACCAATAATAAGTTGTTCACCATTTTGTGAAAAATATGATAATAACTCATTAGATTGTTTTTCTTCTTCTATTGTACATTTAAATAATCTTATATTAGTTAAATATGCCGGTGATTTATTAATTGTATATGAACTAATTGCAATATCTTCAGGATAAAGTTTAAGAGTTTCATAAAAAATATTTCTTAATTTAGCATTCTTATCCGTTTCGTGTATTTTCCATATATAAGCACTATATTGATTCCATGTATTTCCTATATTAACAACAATGCCATACCATTCATTATCGTTTAATTTTTCATCCATACGTATTACATATGCACTATATGCATTTAACGTATCACAGTATGTATGGCCATAGCTTATTGCAATATATTGATTAGCATAAATATTAACAGAGAATACGTGATCACCAAATTCATTTGTTCCATCTATAATACAAATAGGTTCTTTTACTGTTAACTTATATCCTTTTTGATTATACCAATCCGTTCTTATTTCATTTAAATCTTCTAGTACAAATGGGTTTATAGCACAATGAAATTGTAATGGATTAATACTTATTGCTACTACTTTTGCATAAAAATTAAGTGCACCAGGCCTTGAAATTACTACTGTATCATCTATTTGAATATTATTTAATGATATGGGTGTTTTTAATGTTATAGTATAATTAGCTTCAGTATATAAAGAAGCATCATATTCATATAAAGTTGATGGATCAAGAGTATTAACGATTTCAGTTATAGTATTTACTTCATATTCTTTATGAATTTCTGAAATAGTTCTTGGCATAAACCAAGCTGTTATTGCTCTATCTGAAGATTTAGAAATATTATCAGAATCTTTATAAATAACAGCATCATACCATGCAGAAGTTTGAAGATCATAATACGATTCAGCAATTATTGTTCCATACGCTGTTATTCTATTAACTATAATAGAAAGTGACGCATCAATAGATTTATATTTATCTTGACTGGTTGAATTAAATTGACTCATTTGTTTATCATCTGTAAGTTTCTTTATTTCATTATCAATAGCTCCTCCAAAAATTTCCTCGGTACTTACAGTATAAATATCAATAGTTTCTTGAAGATTTGTTCCTTCTTTTCTAGCAGCTTCTGGTTGATATTTAATTAAATTACATACCCAAGTTGTTTCTTGCTCCATAAATCCTCTTGATAAATATGATGATTCGACTTGATATAATTTATTAGAAATTGGAAAATATACTATATCTTTCTTTTGAGGCGCAGTTCCAAATCCTGCCTTTTCTTCCCAATATCTTTTATCTATTTGAATCTCAAGAGGAATTCCATATTGTAATCCCATTAGGTCATATGTATATTTACTATCGGGTATTCTTCCATCTGGTAAAACTACTTTTACATCAATAGGACATTCTTCAACATTGTATAAAGTATATTCTTGAAAAATTACATCCTTTGATCTTTGTTGAGGTACCGCCCTAAACCATTTCACACTATATCCAAACATATTATTAACTGTTTTGTTTATAGCAAAATATGTTTTCGCTGCAGATAAAAGATTATCTACATTGAATAATGAACCGCTAGTATTTCCAATTGTATTTTCTATTTTCTTTTGTTCTATATCAATTAAAGGGCTTGGTTCATTTAATTTCTCTGGATTTGATGCTGTTAATGGTGTGTTATTATCATTACATTCTGGCATAAAAATAATATAATGTTATTTTTATTTTATATATTCAAATGATTTATATTAAAACAAAAAAGTTCTCTTTCGAGAACTTTTTTGTCATTTTCTTTCTATTTCCTTTACCACTTTTTTTGAGGGCAGCCGTTAATTGTTATACCATTATCGTCTAATTCATAATCTCCCATAACTTTTACATCACAAAAACACCCGCATATAATACAATTTCTTGAAAATTTCCAAAAATATTCACAAGATTCACAGATTTTTATTCTTCTTTCTGCTTCTTTTCTTTTTAATTCTCTATATTTTTTATTAAAATAATATAAAAACCAATTATAATAACTTTTTAAAATATATTTTATTTTAATTATCATATTCTTCCAAACATATATTTATCTGCACGTTTAGGTTTATCCGATATATTTATTAATTGTTTAACAACATTCATATCTACTAAATTAGGATGTACCCACCAATCTTCATATGGATAATAATCATTTGGAGCTATATTATTTACAACTAAAACATATCCAAATGATTCAAGATATTTTCTAGATTTTTCTTGTATATTACTTTCCTCATCAATATATTTATCATGTTCAAATGTAATTACTGCAAATTTATGTTTTTCGAGAGGTAATTTTAATAATACATTATATGTTATAATAGCAGGATCACAATCAAGCTGCAAATAATCAATATCTGCATAATCCTTTAATAATTCTTCATAATTAATTTTTGTAGCATCAGCACAAATTACCTTTGAATTTCTAACTCCATTCCATTTATCAATTTGTGATTTATCAAAATCTATAGATATACCTTTCCAATTAAATTCTTTTTCAAGTAAAGCGGTATTATTTCCATAAAATGGGTCTGCACACCCAATTTCAAGATATGTTCCATTTCTTTTTCCATTTAATACCGTTAAAACAAACATATCTTGATAACACTGTGAATAATTAAATTTTATTTTATGACAATCTTTAAATTTTACTTTAAGATG